TGGTCGGGTTCTGGCGATAGACGCGGACCACCTCGCCAGTCTTCGCACGGTAGCCAATGATGTCGCTGGACCCGTCGGCATCGAGGTCCGTGGTCGTCCACTCGACACCCTCGGGCAGGAGGAGGTACTGGAACACCTCGGTGATGTACCCGAGACCGGGGAACGGGTACGTGGTGACGAGCAGCGAGTGGCCGGTGCGCCGGTCATAGAACAGCAGGTCATCGGTCTCCTTCGCGACTCGTGGGCGCGCAGGCGCGTATGGGTTGACCGGCGTGCAGTACGGCGGCGTGACGCGCAGCGCGACGATCTGGAAGTCGCCGCGTGCTCCGGGCTCCGTCACGATGGCGATGTCCTGCTGCGTTCCGGTCTTGGGCGGCGTGAGGCGCGGAGTCTGCGCGCTGGTGGCGCTGGCGAGGGCCAGCAGGAGGGTCGTGGTCCAAACAATCGTCTTCATGGTCGTGATTCCTTCATTTCGTTCGTGGGTTGTAGGCGCGGACCTCCGCGCCAGTGAGGCCGGAGGCCAAGGAGGTCTCCAGCAGTTCGAGGCGGACCAGCCGACGCAACACGCCGTTCACAAGGCGCTGGCGCTCCGTCCGGGTGCAGGTCAGCGTGAGTCGCGAGTCGAGAGCGTGCTGGCGGAGGTACCCCAACACGTCGCGACCGGTGATGACCGGCTCCGTTCGTTGGCGCTCGGACGCTGCGAGGTACGCGGTGCGGATGTACTCCAAAACGACGTCTTGGACGTCGTTTCGGAGGGCAGTCGTGATGCCGCTAGCCACGCGCCACCGCCGCATCCTTCGCCTGCTTCGCGGTGGCCTTCGCGACGGTCCAGACGTCCGCGCGGAACTCGTGGGGCATCCCGTCCGCCGTCCAGTTCGGAACGGAGACGACGAAGGTGCCGTTGTCGTTCGCGCGGACGACCTTGCCGATGCAGTCGATGCGCGGGTGATCGGTGATGACGACGTACTCGCCGACGCGTGGGGTGTAGGGCTTGTTTCTCATGGCTAGACTCCGAAGAACCCGAGGAGGACGGCGAAGAAGCTGGGGACGGTGGCCCGCGCCTGCCGGCGACGTCGGGAGCGGTTCTGCAGGTGCGTGATTCGCGCGTTCGTGGTCACAGCGCCACGACCTTCGCCGTGAACCCGCGTCCGAGGAGCGAAGCCGCGTGCTTGGCGGCCTTCTTCGCCGACGCGTGGAAGGAGAGCGTGCAGAAGGCGCTGCCGTTCTTCTTGGCCTGCACGGCGTGAGTGGCGTTCGCGTTCGTGGTCGTCATTTCGTCGTCTCGTCTCGACTCGCTGGCCGGTCCATCCGGCCCAACACCAGAAGCCTACGCGAAGTTCAAAACTGGCGTCAAGCCTTTTCTGCGTCGGGCAACCGGAGGTGGTCCGGCGCAGCCTCCGGATTGGCCGCCTAGTCTAGCCGAAGTTTTAAACCGAGGACAACCATCGAGATACGCCCACGCGCCGTGTTGGGACCCTCGATGTAGTGGCTTCCCGCGGCGACCGGTCCGGCGTACGCTACGGGTCCACCCGGTTCCGAGGGCTCATCCGCCTCGGACCTCTTCTGGAGGTTTGCATGCGCAGTCCCTTCGCCGTCTGGGTCCACGCCCAGACCCACCACCCCAACAAGCTTGGGATGGCCACGCTTGCCCTTCGCCGGACGTCCTGGGTGCGTTGGGCGCAGTACTCCCACCTGAACGATATCCTCAACGCCTTCCCCGAAGGCGCACCGGAACAGACCGCGGTTCGCATCGCGTATGCCGCGTGGCGCCGTGTCCCGAAGGCGGAACGAGAGGAGGTGCAGGCCTCGTGATGCCCTGGTTGGAAGACTACGTCAAGCGCAATTTCCGGCTCGTCTTCTACCCAGCCAAACTGAAAGGACCTCGGGAGGAGGGCTGGACCCCGAAGCCCTACACCCCGGACGCCTACCAAGACGGCCAGAACGTCGGGGTCATGCTCGGCACCGAGGTGCAGCCTGGACGGTTCCTCGTGGACATCGACTTCGATTGGGCCGAAGGCGTCCCGATGGCGAAGCGGCTGTTGCCCTCCACCGGCTTCGGCTTTGGGCGTGCCTCTCGTCCGCTCTCCCACGCCTTCTTCACGGTCGACGAGCCGCTGCCCTCCTTCTCGTTCGACAACATCGACGGGAAGCCCTTTGTGGAGATTCGAGGGACAAAGGCCGATGGCTCGGTGGGGATGCAGACGATGGTGCCGCCGTCGGTACATCCCTCCGAGGAGACCATCACGCTGAAGGCGTCGACGGAGATTGGCCACGTCACCGCGGCCGTGCTCCGCCGTTCCGCGGCCGTGTACGCGACCGGCTGTATGTTCCTGTTTCACCTTGGACATCGTGGATTGATCCACGACGTCCGACTGGCACTTGCCGGCTTCCTGCTCACTGTAGGCTTTACCGATGACGAGGTCATTGCCTGCACCGAGGCCATCACCGAACAAACGGGCAACAACGTCGCCGATATGACGCTGGCGGCGCGGTCGACCATTGCGCGGTTCCGCAAAGGCGAGAAGGTGGCCGGGGCAGGCCAACTCCTGAAGGCCATTGGCGAGGAGGATGGGAAGAAGGTCCTGGCGAGGGTCCGCGAGTGGTTCGGCCAATCGGACTTCCTCCAGAACAAACAAGGCGTCATCATCGCGAATGCGCAAGAGAACATCGTGCGCGCCTTGGATAAGCTCTCGGTGGAGTTGACCTTCAACGAGTTTGCCGAGGTAAAGATGATGCGTGTCGGGTCCGGACCCAATAAAGCCGTGACCGATACGGACGTCGTTCGCCTCTGGTTTGAGATTGATCGACAGTTCGGATTCCGACCGTCCAAGGAGTTGTTCTTTGACCTCTTGGATATGGTTGCGCATGACCATCTTCGCCATCCGGTTCGCGAGTACCTCGATGCGCTGACGTGGGACGGGCACCCGAGACTCGATCAGTGGCTGATGACGTATGCGGCAGCCGCTGATACTGAGTATGTAAGGGCGGTGTCCCGTCTTGTCTTACTCGCCGCAGTGCGGCGCGTCAGACACCCAGGCTGCAAGTTTGACGAACTCCTGGTCCTCGAAAGCGACCAAGGGAAGAACAAGAGCACGGCGCTGCGCGTCCTGTGTCCCGAGGAGAGTTGGTTCAGTGATGACCTACCACTCGATGTCGAGTCCAAGGAGGTCATTGAACGAACACTCGGGAAGTGGATTGTGGAAGCCTCGGAACTCTCGGGTATGCGAGGCAACAAGGTCGAACACCTGAAAGGCTTCTTGTCGCGCCAAGTGGATGGACCGGTCCGAATGGCGTATGCCCGCGAACCGAAGAACGCGCCAAGACAGTTCATCGTTATAGGGACAACGAATGACCATTCGTATCTCCACGACGTGACGGGCAATCGTCGGTTCTGGCCGGTCCGCATCGGCGACTTTGATGCCGAGGGTATCCGGTTGGACCGCGACCAGCTGTGGGCTGAGGCTGCGCAGCGCGAGGCTTCGGGAGAAAGTATCCGTCTCTCACCGGAGCTATACGACCACGCAGCACTGCAACAAGAGCGGCGACGGTCCGAGGACCCGTGGGAGTACACGCTGGGTACGAAGTTTGACGAGGAGTTCCAACGCATCGCGCCCGATGAGGTATGGGAGGCGTTGGGGATTCCGACTGAACGACGGAACGAACAAGCGATGCGACGGGTGAGACAAATCCTGCAGCGTACCGGGTTCCGTCCGATGTCCGTGCGGAACCGAGACGGGAAGATCGTGAAGGGTTGGGCAAGAGGTGAGGGACAACGGGATACCAAGTTGCAAGACATAGTGCGCGAAACGTACGGTGAGGGAAAGCTGGAGATATGAGGTTAACTGGTGTCTGGTCCACTAGAAGTTAACCGCGGGGTGGGACTTAACCGGTCGAAAGTTACGTGTTTTCGCTAGAGCGCGTGGGTCGTAACCGCCTTAACCACTTAACCTCAAGTTGCCTAGAGTAGGAAAGGCCTTGAGGCCGAGGTGTACCGGGTTTTCTTACCTCTTAGATATGGGTTAAGTTAGTTAAGACGGTTACGCCTCGGCGGCTGTGGGGGCAAATCCAGTAACTAAACTTAACTGCCCACGTTACGTGGGGGCAAATGGGAGTCACTCCGAGTAACGTACAATAGGAGGTCGGAGGGTAAGCTATGTCCACCTCGAAGCGCAGCGCACAGAAAACCTTCGCCGCCGGAATCATCGAGGACACCGCCTATCGCGAGTCGTTGCTCACTCGCGCACGAGCCGGTATGTTGGCGCCGGCAGTTGAAGTCCGCCTCCTTGACCTGTATCTCGGCAAGCCCATCGATGAGATTCGGGTCTTTGTCTCGGAGGACGATGAACTGGAAGGCCTCAGCGACCACGACCTGTTGAGCGAGATACGCGCACTGGAACTGGCCCTCGCCAACCGTATCGCCGAACGGACGCCCAACGCTGGGACGGTGCAGTGACCGAGACCCTCCAAGCGTGGCGGAACCCAACGGTGATTGTGGCGTTACTCGGCATCTTGGGCACCGCCTACGCTGGATTCATGGTACAACGAACACGCATCGAGGCGCTGGAACATCGGGTAACGGTGGTCGAGCAAGACTTTCAACGACGCGAAGTCATGGCTGTGGAGTTGAAAGCCATTCACCAGCGCCTCGAATCCATCCAGCGCCTCGTTGAATCGCGGACACCGCCGTGAGCGAGAACGTCTTTGACCAGCCGCCAGCGCCTCCGGCTCCACCCGCGGAGCCTCCGGCACCGACCATCGAGGAGCTTCGTGCGCGCCTCGGGAGACTGAAGCGACAGGCGAGACGTCGCGAACTGTTGGGGAGTCTCAAAGAGTTTGTGCACGCCTTCTGGACGAAGGTGGAGCCGGACAAGACTCTTGTCTGGAATTGGCACCTCGATGAGTTGTGTACGGTCCTCGAAGCCATCTCCAAGGGCCAACAAGGCTTCGAGCGTGTGGTGGTCAACGTCCCTCCTGGGACGATGAAGTCGTTGCTCATCTCCGTCTTCTGGCCTGCATGGGAGTGGGCGCGCAAGCCCCAACTCCGGTACTTCACCGCGAGTTACTCGGACCACCTGACGATACGCGATAACCTGCGCGTGCGAGACATCTGTGCCTCGCCGGACTACCAAGATCTGTTCGCGCTGCGGTTCAAGGGTGACCAGAACGCCAAGGAGCGGTTCGACACGACGGCGAAGGGCTGGCGCATCGCGTCCTCGGTGGGCGGAGCCGGTACCGGCGAACATCCGGATCGCATCATCATCGATGATCCGTCCTCGGCCCAAGGCGCGAAGTCCGATGTCAAGCGCCAAGAGGTGAACGACTGGTTCGACAGAACCGTCTCCACGCGCGGCAAGACCCGAGGCGTGGTGGTTATCGTGGTGATGCAGCGGCTCCACGAGGAGGACCTGTCTGGGCACCTTCTCGCCAAAGGCGACTGGCTGCACATCATGCTCCCGATGCGCTTCGAGGCGAAGCGTGCGGACCCTCGGGACAGGCGCACCGAGGAGAACGAGCTACTGTGGCCGACGCTGTTCACCGAGAAGATCGTCAGAGCCCTGGAGACCGACCTGGCTGCCTACGGGACCGCGGGGCAACTCCAACAGCGTCCGGCTCCCGAGGGTGGAGGCCTGTTCAAGAAGCATTGGTTTGAGATTGTCGACGCGTTGCCCGCGGACGCCAAGATCCGTCGTCGGGTGCGTGGATGGGATACCGCGGGCACCGAGGGTGATGGCGACTACACCGTGGGCGTCCTCCTCGCAGAGACGCGGGATGGGATCGTGTACGTGGAAGACGTCGTGCGCGACCAGTTAGACGCCGGACCGGATGGCGTTGACCTCCTGATGCTCAACACCGCGCGCATGGATGGAAGAGCGGTGTCGATTCGCGAAGAGAAGGAAGGCGGCAGCGCGGGCAAGGCGGTGGTGAAGGCGCATTCCAAGATGCTTCGTGGATACGACTATGAGGGTGTCCTCGTGACCGGCGATAAGGTCACGCGCGCACGACCCTTCCGCGCCCAATGCGCCGCGGGCAACGTCAAGCTCCTTCGGGGTGAGTGGAACAAGCCTTATCTCGATGAGTTATCAGGGTTTCCCGTGGCCGCGAAGGACGATCAGGTGGACGGCTCCTCGTGTAGTTACAACGCGCTGCTCACCGAGGTCGTCCCTGGCGGCGTCCTCGCTGGGAAGGCGAGTTGGGGCAAGTAACTCCACGCGCCGTAGGCGGACCCAGCGCGATGGGTAAGTGTTTGCCAACGGATGGGTAGCCCAACAGCCCTGATTCGGAGTAGAGTAGAACGCCCCAGAAACTATGGGAAAACCCGGAGGCGCTGTGATAATCCTGCTCCTGATTCTTGCCGCGTGGGTCGTATCTGTGATCGGGCTCGTGCGCTCCGCAGGACGAGACTTGGGATGGTGGGTCTGGTCCCTCGTGTTACTGGCCGTGTTACTGACTCGGTTTGCCGGAATGGGAGTGTTGGGACTCTAGGCAATGGGTACGGACCTCCCAGCCCTCCGCGTGCTGAACGCGTTCGTGTCTCGCGTTCGCGAGGCGGGGATGACGATGTTCGGCGGCAAGCGCAACTTCAACAGTGCGCTTGGCTATCTCGACTCCATCGGCTTCGAGGCGTACCGCCAGCGGTATCGCCGCGGAGGCATCGCGCGACGGATTGTGAACGCGTTTCCCAACGCGACGTGGGCCCATGGCGCGGAGATCATCGAGGACGCGACACCGAAGGTGTGGACACCCTTTGAGGAAGACATTGCCGCGCTGATGAACCGCACCAATATGTGGGATGTCTTCCGTCGCGCGGACATCTTGGCCGGTGTCGGGAGATACAGCGTGGTGCTCATCGGAGCCCCAGGCCAATCCCTCGCCGAGGAGTTACCCAACGGAAAACCTGGGGATATCACGTACTTCTCGTGCTACGGCGAGGCGACGGCACGCATCAGCGCGTACGAAACCAACGAGAATGACGAGCGGTTCTCCTTCCCCACCGAGTATGAGTTAATCAACCTCACGACCTCCTCCAGTAAGTCCTCCTCACGCAAGGTCCATTGGACCCGGATCATTCACATCGTGGACGGCGTGCTGGACAACATGTTGGAAGGCGATCCGCGCCTCGAAGCCTGTTGGGACGACCTTGACGACCTGAAGAAGGTCACTGGCGGCGGCAGCGAAGCCTTCTGGAAGACCGTGTTCCAGGGCATGCAGATCGACATCGACAAAGATATGGAGTTGGATGAGCCCTCGGTCAAGGAGCTTGACGAGCAGATCGATCAGTTCGAGCACAACATGCGCCGCACGATGAAGAC